AAAGAGTTTATCCGCACCCAGACCGCCGTTGAGCGCTTTGGCAAAATCCTTAACGACATCCGTAGCGAACTTAATCAACTCGGCACCAAGGTCGCCTCCCGCGCCAACCCCGACAACCCCGGCAAGGCTTTAAAGTCTATCGACGACGAGGTGAACTACATACTTTCGCGCGTCTCCCAAGCCGTCGGCGACGCCGAAGATACGGTCAAGGGAGACGACACGCTTGAGGCTCTTGCCGACCCAGTCGTGGTCGAGGATGATAATTCCAACGAGGACGAAGTCGAGGACTCCGCCGAGTGACCGAGGATAATTACGAGAACTCCCTGCGGGCAATCCTTGCTCCAGACCCAGACGGGGACATCGTGGACTGGCTAGAGTCCAACGTAAAGAACATGCCCGGGCCAATGCCCGGCCCATTCCGTGTTGACTCAACACCGTACCTTGCGCCCATCTTGCGCGCCATGTGCGACCCCGAAATCCGAACCATTGTTGTGTTCGGTGGAGTCCAGATGGGCAAGTCCACCTTGCTGGAACTCTGGTCATCCTACATCGCTGGTCGCACACCCGGCCCAACTCTACTGCTTCAAGACGTTGACCCAAATGCCAAGGACTGGCAGATCAACCGCCTCAAGCCCATCTGGGAGGCTACTCCTGCCACCATGTCGCGCGTCAGCAAGCAGGAGAAGTCTAACTGGCACACTAATCAGTTCCAGCGTTGCACCATGTGGGTGCTGGGTGCGCACAACAAAAAGAACCTCCAACGCCGCTCCATCCGTTTCCTAGGTGGTGACGAAGTCTGGATGTGGCCCAAAGGACACCTTGGCGAAGCCCTACGCCGCAGAACAGCGTTCACATGGAACGGGAAGTCGGTATTCATCTCCCAAGGCGGCTACGAGGGCGACGACATTACCAACCTGTGGATGCAGTCCGACCGCCGTGAATGGATGTTCCGTTGCCTAGCCTGCGATACCCAGCAAGCCTACGAGTTTGAGCAACTCATCTACCCACCAGAAGCCAAGGGAGGCGACGGCTGGGACATCGACAAGGTCAAGCAAGGCATCAAGTACAAGTGCAAGTCTTGTGGTCACATGCACAATGACTCTTTTGCTATCCGGCAAGAGATGAACGCCAAGGCTGAATACGTCCCTATGAACCCCGGCGCGCCTAAAGGCGTTGTGGGGTTCCATTGGAACTCCATGTGCGCCCAATGGGGGATGTCGTGGGGTGAACTTGCCGAAGAAGCCATTGTTGCCAAGCGCGCCTACGATAACCACGGGGACGAGACTAGCCGAATTGAGTTTAAGCAAAAGCGTCTTGCCGTGTCGTGGACGGAGGAAGTAGACGAAGGCGGCGGTGAGATCATGCCAAGCGGGTACAAGTTGTCCGATGGCTGGGATGGCGAAGGTGCCATGGTGGACACCAAACTAGTCGCCGCGCCCATCACCGACGACCACCGCAAGGCAAAGCAGTTTGCCCGCCTGCGGTTCATGTCCGTGGACGTACAACGAAAGGGCTACTACGCCGTCATCCGTTCTTGGACGGTAGATGGCAAGTCCCGCATGGTCTGGTGGGGTTACGTTGAGACTGACGACCAACTTCGAGAGATGCAGGTCAAGTACGAGGTAGCCAACTTCTTCGTGTTCCTAGACTCTGGTGACGGCCCGAACACCGATGCCGTCTACCGCCTCTGCGCGCGCTTTAGTTGGAACGCCACCAAGGGTTCTGGGGCAAACGAGTTTGCATGGCGCGTCATGACCCCCTTTGGCATGAAGGTGGCCTACCGACCCTACCAGCCAGCCAAGGTCATCCAAGTCGGCGCCCAGTCCTGCAAACTGTATGTGTTCTCCAACCTTGTGTTCAAGGACTCCCTATCCCGTCTACGCCGCGCAGGTCACCACACCTACGCCGAGGACGCCGGAGACGAGTACCGCAAGCAGATGCAGTCCGAACACCGCACCAAAAACAACAACGGCACCCCCATCTGGATACCCATTGGTGATCGAGCCAACCACCTATGGGACTGCGAAGTCATGGGTATCCTCCCCGCTATGATGGCCAAACTCATCGGCAAAGGCAAAAACAAGAACGCCATATCAGCCGAAGAAAAGGAAACCCCCAAGGAAGCGGAAAGTTCTTCTTGACGTGGGTACACTTGATAACAAGATAGGGTCAAGTCTTGGATGCAGGAGGTTGTGGGGCGTTATTGGTGGCTCTGGTGGCGTCTATCTTGCATCCAAGACCCAAGTTTACACAGGGCTAAAGCCAAATGGCTCGCGCTCAAGGTATTTTTCTAATCTTGGACATCTCCGACATAGAGGAAATTGTCGCACAGGCCGTTGTATTACTCAAACAAGGCAAGACCATGATGGAATACGCAGACTCCGGCACGTCCGTGACCAAGGAGTTCCCTATGACCATCCAGCAGACCCTTTTGGAAGCACGATACGCGCTCCAAGTCAAAGACCCCCAAAGATATGGGGCTATCGACCGTGTGCGCGTGATCAATATGCTCAATAACTTCCGAGGACTCTGATGAAGAAAAACACCCGCAAGACCCCGCAAAAGAAGTTTAACCAGCGCCCCGCAAAAGGGGTGACGGTGAACCCTGTCCTAAAGAAGCAGGCTAACTCCACAGGGCCGGGTATCTTTAGTAATTTCGAGAGCGCGAAGTTTAGCAACAAGCGTAGTTGGATTTGGTCGTCATGGCCGCAGGACTTCAAGAAAACCATGACGGTGTTCGACCGCATGGAGACGACCCGCAAGATGCGCTGGTTGGAACTCAATGCGGGACTAATCAGACAGGTCATCGCCGACATGGCGACCTACTCGGTCGGTTCGGGTATTAAGATGCAGGCACAGTCGGGTAGCGAGGTTTGGGACGAACAAGCCGAAAAGTACTTCAATAAGTGGGCTTCGCGCTCATGCGACATTACTGGTCGCTACTCGTTCTTTGAACTACAGCACATTTGTTGCCGCTTGATGGATCGTGACGGCGAGTGTTTCATCATCAAGACCAAGGGAGCAGATGGTCGTCCCAAGTTGCAGGTCATCGAGTCCCACCGTGTTGGCAACCCCGGCAACGACGGCGCTCCTCCTCCCGGCATGGTAGACGGCATCTTCTTTGGCCCATACGGCGCCCCCCAGTACTACAATGTAATACGTTCCGACGGCTCCAGCCGCCGAGTACCCGCCAACGCTGTCATGCACCTGTACGAGCCAGAACTGGCTTCTGGCGCGCGCGCTTACAGCCCCCTTCAGCACAGCATCAACAACCTTGTTGACATGCTGGAAATCCTTTCGCTCGAAAAGGAAGCCGTCAAAACCAACAGCGACTTGGTTCGTACTATTACGCGCGAGAACGCACAGTTTGATGGAACCCAGTCCGACTTTGAAGCCTTCGGGATGCGTCCGCAGGATTACGGTGAAAACGGTCTTGCAGACCCAAGGGAAGCCTCGACGTTCATCGGCGGCAAGACCCTTGCCCTCGCTCCCGGCGAGAAGTTAGAGTCTTTTGAATCCCAGCGTCCGAACAGCACGTTCAACGGATTCATTGAACACCTTATGCGTGACTCGCTCGCAGGGGTATTACCTTTCGAGTTCGTGCATGACGCAACCAAGGCAGGCGGTGCTACTATGAGGTTTATAGTAGCCAAGGCTGACCGCAAGTTCCAGCATCGTCAGAATGTGCTGATGCAACGCTTCCTCACTCCTGTGTGGGGCTATGTAATCGGTAACGCCATCAAGAATAACGAACTTCCTTCCATTGATAGTTGGATGCAGGTTTCTAGCACCACCCCGCGCCGTGTCACCGTGGATGCCGGACGTGATGCCCAGCAGACCCGCCTCGACATCGAGACGGGTATCAAGACCATCACACAGTTCCACCTTGAGAATGGTGATGATCCGCGCGAACAGATGCGCGCCAATGCCGCCGAGAAGGCGTACATCAAGGAACTTGCCGAGGAGTTTGAAATCCAACCTTCCGCAATCTACAAGCCACAGAACGTAGCCCTCGACGCCATTGACGCATCCTTCTCCGAAGAAGGCGCGAACAAGGGCGACACCATGACCATCCAAGACGATGGCGAAGATGTCGAAGTTTCCGTGGACGACCCCAACGTCAAGCCCAAGGTAAAAAACCGCAAAGACGAAGAATAAAACATTATGAACTCACTTCAAAACGCCTTTAAGACGCTAACGCCTATGCTCATTGAACCGAGCAAGGCAAAAGCCTATCTCGATAAAGTAGCAAACTTCCCCATCCCACAGAAGGCAAATGATGACCTAGAGGACATGCTGGAGATGGTCTTTGGTAAAAAGCCAGAGATGTTAAAGTCTGGCAAGTTGGCCATCATCCCCGTGAAAGGGGTCATTGGTAACGACCTTACCGAACTTGAAAAAATGATGGGCGGTTGCGATGTCGATGACATCGAGGAGATGATTGAGGACGCCGAGCGCGACCCTAACATTGAAATCATCTTGTTCGACTTTAACTCCCCCGGCGGCACCGTCACGGGAGTTCCAGAGTTATCCAATCGTATTTACAAGTGCGGCAAGCGCACTATCGGCTGGACGTGTTCGCAGTCCTGCTCTGGCTCCATGTGGCTAATGAGCCAATGTGACGAAGTGTTTGTTAGCGGTTCCTCCACCGTCGGTTCCATCGGCGTTTACATCCCCGTCCTTGACGAGTCCAAGGCATACGCAGAAGAAGGCTATACCCTCGACCTTATCAAGTCGGGTTGGGCCAAGGGCGCGGGATTCCCCGGAACC